ATGGAAATAAATGAAAAAAATGTAATTATGTATCTTAGAAAATCGCGTGCCGATGATTCTGCACAACAAGTATGTGAAGTGCTTGCAAAACATGAGTTACAGCTTCAGGATTATGCTGTAAGAGAATTTGGTAAAAAAATATCGGAAGAACACATATGCCGTGAAGTTGTTTCGGGTGAAACTATTGATGACAGACCGGTAATGAAAAAGGTACTTCATATGCTGGAGTCACAGATATATGCTGGTGTTCTTGTTATAGAACCGCAAAGATTGTCAAGAGGAGATTTGCTTGATTGCGGGAGAGTTATAAACACATTTAGATATACTAATACAGCTGTTATAACACCAACAAAAATATACAATTTATGTGATGAATATGACAGACGTTTTTTTGAAATGGAATTGATGAGAGGAAATGATTATCTTGAATATTCAAAAAGGATTATGAATCGTGGCCGGATGGCATCAGTAAAGCAGGGAAATTATATAGCGTCAGTACGACCGTTTGGTTATAACAAAATAATTGCAGGAAGTGGAAAAGATAAATTTCATACGCTTGAAATAAAACAAGAAGAAGCAGATGTTGTAAAAATGATTTTTGATTTGTATGTAAATAAAGGATATGGATTTGCCAAAATAGCAAAAATTCTCGATAGCGGCAGTGTAAAGCCATTAAAATCAGATAACTGGTCGCCGTATTCAATAAATTCAATATTATCTAATCCAGTATATATAGGGAAAATAAGGTGGAATATAAGAAAAACGGTTAAAATCTGGAAAGATGAAAAAATATTGAAAACAAGACCATTTAATCATAATAATGATGAAATAATAATGGCAGATGGTAAGCATGAGGCTATAATTGATGAAAAAATATTTTATGAGGCTCAGAAAAAAAGGGGAAGTATTTCAAGAGAGAAAAAAGATGTGACATTAAAAAATCCTTTTGCTGGAATTATGGTTTGTGGCAGGTGTGGTGCTGCAATGATTATGAAAAAGTATACTGATAAAAGAAATAAGAATAATAAAGATGCAACATACATTCTTTGCAGCAGGCAATCGGTATGTCATACAAAATCAGTTAAGTATTCAAAAATTTCAGAAATAATAAAAGATTCGTTATTGTGCATATTGCCGGAATTTGAAATTGATATGAGTGTATGCAGACAAAAAGAGAACAGTATTGATGTGGATATAGATAGTATTTTAAATAATATTCATTTAATGAAGAAAAAAGATGAACGGCAGAAAGATGCATATGAAAATGGGATATATTCCAAAGAGGAATACAAGTTGAGGAATGAAGAGTTGCAAAGTCAGATAAAAAAAGCAGAAGAAATGGTTGAAAATGAACGTGAAAAACAAAAAGAGCTTTTATTATATAAAGAGAAAAAATTATATTTTAATGATTGTATTAAACTTATAGATAATCAGAATATAGATGCAGCTAAAATGAATCATTTTTTAAAAAGTTTTATAAGTAAAATAGAGTATTATGATAATTCCTACAATGACATGAATAAGTATAATTTGAAAATTTATTTGAAAATATAATATGCAACATAAGTGTGCAGATTCTTCTGTTCCAATATCTGTAAGAAGCCCCGCCACAGCACGGTCGGGCATGGTATAACGTTGCGAAATATAACGCATTGAAGCCCCAAGCTCGCCGTCAGGTCCACCATACTTCAATAAGGTATACAGAAAGATACATGCAGTTAGTTTAAAAATTTTATTAAATAAAGACAAATATATTTATTTTTTTTGAAAGTGTGTGCTATAATATTAAAAAACAGATAATATTGTATTTAGTAGGAGATGAGCGTATGTATAAGGTTCTTGATGTTGCAAGATTTGTAATTAATTATTGCAATGATAAAGGATATGATATAAGTAATCTAAGATTACAAAAACTGTTGTATTTTATACAGGCGTATTATTTGGGAATAAAAAATAAATCAGCTTTATTTAATGAAGATTTTGAGGCATGGGATTTTGGACCGGTTGTGCCATGTGTTTATCAAGAGTTTAAATCGTTTGGTGGAAATGATATTCCGAAAGTTACAAGATATTTTGAAAATTTAACGATTGTAGATTATAACGAAAACATTATATCAAAAGGTGACAGAGCAAATATAAGTCATGTTGTTGATTTATTTAAAAATGTCAGTACATCAAAGTTAGTAACAATAACGCATGGTCAAACACCATGGATGGAGGCATATCATTCACCAAATAATATAATAACAAAAGAAAGTATAGAGAGATATTTTGCTGCATGAGTTGGAAGACATTTAGTAATGATGAATTAAAGAAAAAAGAACGGGACTTTGAAAGTTTAACGAGATTAAAAAGTGGACAGCAAAAAGATTTTAATTCATACGAAAGTGATTCCACTGCAATAAATCAAAGGAAAAAAATTGCTGATATTTTAAATAAATTATCAGTTCCCAATAATGAATATAATCCACAAGATACATATGAAGAATTCAAGAATATAACTAGGCGAGAGCGAATTCTGTATTTTGACATTACAAATAGGATATATAATGCTGATGATAAGAATGTTGGAACAATATTGTCAAATACTGAAAAGTTAGTTGAATATGCAAGTCAATATCAAGAAACAAATGAAGATAGCAGATGTTATCGTATGATATGTAAGTTTTGGGATCATTGCAATTTAGCATATTATCAAAAAAACCTAAATAAGAATACACAGAATTCTTTAAATGAAAAATTTCAGGAATATGTAAATCCATATATTGAGGATATTAAAAAGACAGAAAAAGAGATGCAGACACAGTATATTTCAATATTAGGTATATTTGCAGCGATAGTTCTTGCTTTTACAGGCGGAATGACATTTTCAGCTTCAATTTTAAATAATATTCATCATGCGTCTTTATGTAAATTGATAATTATTGCTTGTATTATTGGATTGATTTTTATATTTATGATATGGTTGTTAATGGATTTTGTTAGGAGTATTCATGGTCAAGCAAAGAGAAAATATGGTGTTATAATAGCTTTATCATCGGTTTTGATAATTATAGCTGGAATAGCATTTTGCTTTTATGATAAGAATGATAATATTGATAATACGGAAATACCAACAGTGCAAGAAGAATCGGATATTAGTTATACAGATTAAAAATAGAGGAGGCTTCTACCCCCTCTATTTTTGTAAAAAGAAATAAACTTCTAATTTATCATTTTCTTTGTCGTAAACGCAATGGTCTACAACGCTGCGTATTGCGTTCGCTCTCGTAAGCGTGTCATTTGAAGTGTCTTTCACTATATCAAGTACAGTAGAAATGTTTTTAAGCATTTCAGCAGAGCTGTCATTGGAAGACGCAGGAGATAAAGATTCAAGCTGTGATTGTAATGCTTTACGCTCATTAGCGAGAAGCTGCTTATTTTCTTTATATTCCTCAATCGTATCGATACCGTCACGGAAAGCCTGTTTTATTCGTGCTTCTTTGTCATTCAGCTTTGAAAGCTGATTCAGAATTATATCCCTGTCGTTCGTATCAGGCTCATTTGAAGATTTTTTTAATTCATAGTGCAATTCATCAGAATTTTGTAAAACACGCTCCAGAGATTTATATACAGCGTCTTCAAGGGCAGCAGCCTTTATAAAATGACTGTGCAGACATTTGCCTTTGTTGTAATTGCCGCATTGATAACGTGTAGCATTAAGTCCGGCCATAAGAGAAGCTCCGCAGTCAGAGCATTTTACAAGACCGCCCAGCCAATGCCTCATGTGCCCGGCGGCTCTCGCACGATATGGTTTGCTTCGTAATGCTATAAGATGCTGAATCTCATCCCATTTAGTCTTATCAATCAATGGTTCGTGTTTGCCTTGTGCGATAATCCATTCGTTTACGGATTTAATAGTATGGTCGTCATGCTTCTGCCTGTTCCAGCGGACGGATCCGTTATAAAAAGGGTTGCTTAGTATATATTCAATAGTACGCCCCTCGAATGCAGCTCCTCGTTTGGTTTTGTAGCCAAGTGAATTTAATGCCCGGGCAATTTCAAGATAGCTGTGCCCGGCGGTATAATCTGCGTAGATTTTGCGTACAATAACAGCCTCATCTTCATATATGTAAGGTATGCTGGTGTCTTTGTTCATCTTATAACCAAGCGGAAGAGAAGACTGATAGCCGCCTCTTAATGCTTTCTCGGTCATACCTCTTATAACTTCTCCAGATAGCCGTATAGAATAATATTCGTCCATCCATTCTATTATACGCTCTATTAAAGTGCCAAATGGTCCGTCAACAAGTGGCTCTGACACACTCACAACCTCAACGTGATTCTTTTTAAGCAAAGACTTATAAACTATTGATTCTTCCTGATTACGTGCAAATCGGCTGAATTTCCATACAAGAATAACATCAAATGGGTGTTCTTTGCTTTTGGCCAGACCAATCATTTTTAAAAACTCCGGTCGCTTGTCGGCTTTCTTTCCGGAGATGCCGTTATCTATGTAGATGTTTTCCGCTAGAAGAGACATATTATTCTTTTTTGCAAAGTCAATCAGAAGTCGTTTTTGTGCATCAGGAGAAAGTTCTTCTTGTTTGTCAGTAGACACACGGATATATGCACATGCAGATTTCATATTAAGTATATCCTTAACCATATATTAATCATCCTCTCTGTAAATATATGCAAGTTGCACCGGTGCAACTCAAAAAATGGGTACAAAAATAACACCTACTTGCAAAAGCGGTGTTATGAATGATATAATATGGCTTGTCTAGGGCGATTATATCATTTGAGCACAGCTTAATTGTAAGTCGCAGGTAAAAGCTCTTGTGTTGGTAGCACAGGGGCTTTTATTTATTTAAGACCATAGCGGTATTATCACCGAGATGGTTAAATGGAAATCTCTAAAATTCAATTATTCATCATCTTCCTCTTCCTCTTCATCTTCATCATCAATAGTATAGGAGTTTGTATAATTAGAATCGGATGAAAGGGACTGATGAAATTCTTCTGCAACCATTGTCTTATTAAATTCAGCGGTTGGCTCTATTTCATCAACGATTTTTTCAAGCTCATCTATAGATATTTTGAAAAATTCTTTACGCATATTAACTTTATTTACACGCCTATCATTAAGAATTTCATGCATTTTACTTTCAAGTGCAACGGCATCTTGTGAGAATATAAAGCTATGAACATCAAACTTAAATGGAACGCTCGCATTACCAAGTTCATTTATTCTGTCTTGAGGTTCAAGTCGTCTTGTCATTCCAACTTTGAAAACATCTTCGCCAAACGAACCTAAGTTACTGATTATGTACACAGTACCAGCCTTACCATTTTGCAGATTAGTAATTTCCTCTTTTTTAACAACGACATCACTTAATTGAGATTGTAATTCAAGAATTCTTGCTTTAAGTTTATCAATCTCTGATTCATTAGTTGTAAAAGATAAAGTATCTTGCAATTTATTGATTTCGGTATTGAATTTCTCCTCTTCTCGTAAGACACGCTTCTTTTCCTGCTCAAGGGCTTTTCTTTCTTCAGCTTCCTGACGCATCTGCTCTTTGAGAGCCAACTGTTCTTGTTTAGCCTGTTCACGTTTGACGTAGTAGTTATATTCAATTTTAACGGCATTAATAAAAAGATATTCAATTTCACCAATGAATTTTGTCAGAGTTCCGGCGATACTCTGATTTCCCTCACCTGCAATTTTAAGATATTTTGCAGATATATCCTTAACGTGTTCAATGGCAATGTCAAGTTTTTCATATTTTAATGCATAGAGTATATTTTGAAGTTCGGCTCGTAATGCAATAACCATTAAGTTATAAATAGATTTATTGGCTTTAGTTGTATATCTTTTTGAATATTGCTGTAAAATGTTGTCTATTAACTTCTCATTTTCTTTGTATGCTTTTCTTAAACTTTTAACATCCATGCAATGGAGCTTAAGCATAACGGAAGGGGCTATAGTTTCGGCATCATCCAAATCGTTTGTACCTAATCGACAGTTGTCATATGGTATATCTAAAGATATAAAATTGTCAAAGGCATAAGTGCAACTTTTATATAATTCCTTAGAACGTGATAATTTACGCTGCTGTGTTGTGATTGATTTAGTAAGTTTATCATTTTTTTCTTGAAGCTCAGTTATTTGGCTTCGTAATTTATCAATTAAAACATTATCGTTCTGAATTTCGTCATTAAGTGAGTCAAGCTTTTTCTTTGTTTCTGCATACTCGGTTACTCCCAATTTATCACAGGCTTCTTTCATTTTAGTATTTTCATGTACTAACAGATTGTTTTGAGCAAAGGTCTGAGAAAATACTTCTTGTTGCTTTTTCTCTCTCATTGATTTTATTATAAGTAATACAATACCGCCTATCGGTGGAAGAATAAGAAACCAGCATGCACATAGAAGTGCAATAAACCAAGTGCTAAGATACCATTCATCATTATTATTATTGTTTTGTATGTTCATTAATTTAAAACCCCCTTATATGTTATGTGTGAAAATCTCAACAAGTTCAACATTCTGGTCTTGTTTGTCGTAATCGCCATTTTTAATATGTTGTAACTCGTGATTATATGCTTTTGTTAATTGCTCCAAGCAGTGACGAGAATTCAGCACTATTGTGTAAGTACCATCATTACAATGTACGGTATACGCTTTTATGGTTACAGGCATATCAGCATATACAACTGTAGTATCCATTAATTCATCCCCTTTTTTAATCGTTTCTGTTCGACAACCTGTCAATCATCTCCTTAACAAACTCAATATCTTCTTTTTTAACCTTGCGTGATGCGTCAAAGAGAACTTTATAATCAGGATTCTCATACATGAATTGAGCCATTTCTCTGGCATCATCATCAAGGTAATAGATGCTATCTTCGTGATTAGTATCTATGGAAAGATTTTTTGTAGCTAAATCATTCATATCTACATTGAATATCTCAGATAATTTTTTTAAGGCTTTAAGAGGTGGCTCTGAAACCCCCGATTCCCATTTTTGTATTGTCGTAAATGATTTATAACCAAGCATATTGGCTATATCATCTTGAGAATATCCTTTTTTAGTTCTTAAAAAACGTATGTTTTCACCAAGGCACATATTAATGTCACCGCCCTTCTTAATTTATATTTGAATAATATAATATAATTGAAGAAAATTCAAGTAGAATTGATAAAAAGATAAAAAAACTTGAAATAAATTCAAAAAAGGTATTGACACTTGAATATAAATCAAGTAACATATGCTTGAAAATAATTCAAGTTGAAATGAGGTGATGAAAAGTTGAATACAAATGAAATGCAGTTCTCCGTTAAAGAATTAAGAGCAAGAAAAAACGAAACACAGGAGCAAGTTGCCAACAAAATCGGAATTTCTCCTCAAACATACTGCTCGTGGGAAAAAGATATATCTAATGTGGCGGTAAGTAAGGTTAGAGCTCTTGCTGAGCATTTCGGTGTAACTCTTAATCAGATAAAATTTTAATTTTTTTTTGAATTTTAACTTGAAATAAATTCAAGTAAATATTCAAAGCAAGTAAGATGTTCACAACATATAAAAAACAGTAATTTAGACAATCAGTTGCGGAATAAAACATAAAAAAAGAGGTGAGGGTTATCGAATGACAATAGTAAATAAGATTATTGAGAAAAGCAGTGAGGGCAACAAAATCATAGATTTTGAAGCCCTCAGCAATGAGGAGAAAAAAGCATACGGACGTATATTAAACGAGCAGGGATTAAGTTCACTGGGATATGTCAGAAAGGGGTGAATGATGAAAGTAATATCAGAAATAATCGCATATAACAAACTGTTGCAATATGCAAAAGAAGACGGCGACGAAATACGAATACGCCGCTATGAAAACAAATTACGCCGCCTGGAGAAAAAAGAGCGAAGCATCGGCTCATTCATACTCCCTGCGGCAGAAAGATAAACACAAACATAAAATATCACATTTAGGAGTAAAAAGCAATGTATGACTACATATGCAGTAAATGCGGCGGGCGTTTAGACCCGGGAGAGAAATGCGACTGCGAGGAAGAGAAGAAAAAGCAGCAGCACTTTAAATTCAAAACGGCAGCAGACGGACAGCTGTTTATAAGCTTCAATGAGCGTACAAGACAGGTCAGTTACAGGTAAAGGAGAGATAAATGGTTAATTCGTATATTGGAGTCTGCCGCTTCTGCGGGCAGCAGGCAATCCTTGAGATTGACAAGGAAGAATGGGACATGCTTAACGGCGATGGTTCAGAAGATGCATGGAGAAAGTATCTTGATGAAAAAGCAGTGAAGCAGTGTACCTGTACTGGAGCAAGGGCACATAACAATGTTGAGAAAAGAATAGCCAGGGCAGAACAGCGTTGTATGGATATTGCAGAAAATGAGGAACTTGGCACGATTCTTAAAGATTCAATCAGACCGATAATGATGGAAAAAATTGAAAAGCTGACAGTAAGACAGAACGGAACAAGCTACATGACGTATCTGGACGGAGATGAACAGCTTCATGTCAGAAAAGAGAAAAAAGTTGTAGATGACAATAAGGAATAAAAAAAGGAGCTGCTGACACAGCTCCAAAAACCACAGTGAGTTGAAAAAATAACTCACTTGTATGATACAGCGGCATTGAAAAAATGTCAACAGACAAAAGAAGATTCAGGATTGCAAAAGAGGGCTTCCGTCCTCTTTTACGACTTGATTAAGTTATTAACTATAGACCGACCCACAGGAGTAGAAAAAGTAAATGGCATACATAGAGGAGAAGTGTATTGCAGGGAGTGTTGTTACAATCCGTAAATATTATACATTCAAACATAACTGTAAAGGTGAGAAGAGGGAAAAGCGTTCACACCTTACAAGTGAGGCACAGAAAAAAGTAAATATCAGAATTGCGGAGCGTAATCTTGCCGCCCTGATGAATTCCAATTTTACGGATGACACAGGAATGCTTGTGACATTCACATATAAAAAAGATTTGCGGCCGACGGCATCAGATGTCATGCAGAAAGACATGCGGCAGTTTTTAAAAAAGCTACGGACGCAGTTTAAAAAGCTGGATGTGCCGCTTAAATATATTTACGTAAAAGAGCTTGGCAAAAAAGGCGGAGCACACATACACATGCTTATGAGTGCGTGTGATGTACGTCTTCTGCGAGACTGCTGGACAAGCGGCTATGTACGTATAGATCCTCTGTGGAGCGACGGCGATTATACAAACATTGCGAGATATTTTATCAAATACACGCAGAAGACAGAAGAGACAGAAGGATGCCTTGTCGGGCGACGCTGGAACTCTTCAAAAAATCTGTGTAAGCCAAAGATTATTAAAAAAGTTGTCAACTCGAACACCTTCAGCACGAAGGTAAGAAAAAGCACAATATCAAAATATCAGCGTAACGGATTCACATTTGTGACTGATGAAGAATATGAGGGATATACCATATTTGGATTCAAATATTATGAGTGTAAATTTAAAAAAACACAGAATTTGGAGCATGAAGGGAGGCGGTAAACATGCAGGATGTAAATGTATATATCAAGACGACTGCAAGAGGTCCTGCAAAGAGGAAAACAGTATATTTTGTTTACGTGATACAGATGAAGACGCAGCAGAAAGAATATATAAAAAGAGCAACTGGCGAGCTTACAGACATGACAGAGAATAAAGCCGAGCTTACGGTGCTTATAAAGGCACTTGAAAGATTTAACAGAGGGTGCAGAATCCGCATATTTACAGAATGTGAACATATTCTGCATTCGATAAATAACGGCTGGCCGTACCAGTGGGAAAAAGACGGGTGGGTAAAGAGGAGAGGACTTCCGGTTGCCAATGCAGAATTGTGGCAGCAGGTGTTAAACCTCACGAAGATGCATGTGGTTACCTATACGGACGGAACACATGAATTTACAAGCTGGATGGAATTTGAATTAAACAGAATGAAAGAGAGGAATAAATGAGCAGAAGCATTATGCAGGACAGGAAAGAATGTTACCTGTGCCGTAAAAAAATTGAAGATGAAGGCATCATAGGCAGAACTAGAGATGTACCGCTTGAAGAACATCATGTAATGCATGGAACAGCAAACAGAAGGCTTTCGGAACACTACGGGCTGAAAGTGTGGCTTTGCGTGGAACATCACAGGACAGGCAGAAAAGCAGTACATAACTGCCGCGAGACTGATTTGATACTTATAGAAGCAGGACAACGCAGATTTGAAGAGCTGCACAGCCATGAAGAATGGATGAGCGTATTTATGAAAAATTATATTTAACGGAGGCAGAAATGATAAACACAGAAGAGGTTATAAAAAAGGCGAAGCAGGCAATAAAGATATGTTCTGACATAGACACAGCAAGAGCATATGCGTCAGACATTACAAATGGCAAGGCTACGCTTGCAGTCACAGATTACAGCGGCAGCAGTCTGCCACTTGATGAATGTTTCGGCAAAGATGTCACGAAAGAAGTTAAAAATATAATAAATTTCAGCGTAGACAATAAGATAAAACAGCTCGAAGCGGAGCTTGAAGCAATCAATACACCCAGTAGAAAGAAAAGAGCTTAAATACAAGGGTGACGGATTAACCACATGCCGCATCTGCGGCAAATATCTGCCGTTTCTATCACATAACGCACAAGACTGGGCTTGGAAACTGAAAAAGGGCAGATACACATATAACTACTGTTCGTATACACACATGCGGGCAGACGAAAAATGACAGAAGGGAGCCGAACCTCCGGCCGGGGCAACGATATATCGGGTTCCTTTGAAAAATGACATATAAAGAATTTTTAGAAAGCAAGATTGTACTTGCACAAAACAGTGGATTTGAAGTTGAACCGGGAGAGGTAAACAAGGCATTAAAACCGCATCAGCGTGACGCTGTGATGTGGGCATTAAAAGGCGGTAGACGTGCATTGTTTGAATCTTTCGGTCTTGGAAAGACAGTACAGGAGATAGAATTCTGCCATCTTGCGGCAAAACATGACGGCGGCAGGGCGTTGATAGTGCTTCCACTTGGAGTAAAACAGGAGTTTACAAGGGATGCTGTTGAGGTATTAGGATACGAAAAGCCTGAATACTGCCGGAACATGGAAGAAGTAGAAAACAGTACAAGTGAGATTGTCATAACGAATTATGAGAGAGTAAGGGATGGAGATATTAAACCGGATTATTTTGTTGCGACATCACTAGACGAAGCAAGTGTATTAAGGTCTTTTGGCAGCAAAACATATCAGATATTTCTTGATAAATTCAGAAATGTGAAATATAAGCTGGTGGCAACTGCAACACCTTCACCCAATAAATATAAAGAGCTTGTTCACTATGCTGGCTATCTTGAAGTCATGGACACAGGTCAGGCTCTTACAAGATTTTTTCAGAGAGACAGCACTAAGGCCAATAATCTTACGCTGTACCCGAATATGGAAGACGAGTTTTGGATGTGGGTTTCGTCATGGGCGTTGTTTATAACAAAGCCTTCAGATTTAAACGAAAACTATTCTGATGCCGGTTATGATTTGCCACCGCTTGACATACGCTGGCATGAGATTCCGGTACATTATGGAGATGCTGCAGATAAAGACGGGCAGATGCAGCTTTTCCAAGAGGCAGCAGAAGGGTTGAAAGAAGCTGCACAGGTTAAACGTGAAAGCATAGAAAAACGTGTTGAGGTAATGAAACAGATTGTTGAAGAATCCCCGGACGAGCATTTTATATTATGGCATGATCTTGAAAGTGAACGACATGCAATAAAAAAGGCACTGCCGGAGACAGTGGATATATACGGCTCACAGGATTATGAACTGCGTGAGAAGAGAGTGGTTGATTTTGCAGATGGAAAGACGAGACTGTTTGCAACAAAGAAATCGCTTTCGGGTTCGGGCTGTAATTTTCAGAAATACTGTCACAGGGAGATATTTGCCGGTATTGATTATGAATTCAATGATTTTATACAGGCAGTACACCGCTGTTACAGATTTTTGCAGAAAGAAACAGTTATTATTGACATAATTTACATGGAAAATGAACGTCAGATAAAAGAGGCACTGCTTGAGAAATGGAAAAACCACGACAGGATGGTTGAAAAAATGATAGGAATAGTAAAAAAATATGGACTTAATTCAGAAAGCAAAACGGAAAGGCTGGAGCGTAAAATGGGAGTTACAGGAAGCAGGGAAGAAAGAACAGTTAAAGGAAATCACTATACTGCCGTATATGGTGACTGTGTGGAAGAAACAAGGTATATGCAGGATAATTCAGTTGATTTGATACATACATCAATACCATTTGGAAATCATTACGAATACAGTGCCAATTATAATGATTTTGGACATAATCAGGACACGGATAGGTTTTTTGAACAGATGGACTTTCTTACACCTGAGTTATTAAGAATATTAAAACCGGGCAGGGTTGCAGCCATACATGTAAAAGACAGGGTGCTGTTTGGAAATGCTACAGGTACTGGCATGCCAACAATAGAGCCGTTTCATGCATTATGTATAAGCCACTATATGAAGCATGGATTTCAGTATTTCGGAATGATTACAGTTGTAACGGATGTAGTAAGGGAAAATAACCAGACGTACAGGCTGGGCTGGACTGAACAGTGTAAAGACGGTTCAAAAATGGGCGTAGGCTGTCCTGAATATATTCTGCTTTTTCGTAAATTACCGACTGACAGAAGCACAGCATATGCAGATGATCCTGTTGTAAAGTCAAAAGAAGAATATACAAGGGCACAGTGGCAGATAGATGCACATGGCTACTGGAGATGTTCGGGAGACAGGCTTGTCAGCAAGGAAGAATTAAAAGATTTTCCTGTTGAGAAGCTGCAGCAGGCATATAGGAAATACAGCCGTGAAAATATATACAACTACAGTGAGCATGTAAAACTTGCGGAGGAACTTGATAAGGACGGCAAATTACCGGCTACGTTTATGGTGGTTGCACCCGGTTCTTGGAACACACTTGAAGTGTGGGATGATATAAACCGAATGAAAACACTTAACACGACACAGAGCCGCCGCAGGGCACAGCTTCATGTATGCCCTTTGCAGATAGAAATAGTCGAAAGAATCATAAACAGATACAGTAATAAAGGTGATGTTGTACTCGACCCGTTTGGCGGACTTATGACAGTACCAATGACCGCTGTAAAAATGGAACGTTATGGTTATGGAATAGAATTAAATCATGATTATTTCAGGGATGGAGTTGGATATTTACAGGCAGCAGAGAATGAGGTTGACGCACCGACGTTGTTTGATTTTATGGAAAATTAATACAAAGGAGACTTTGAAGTTATGAATAATGTGATAATTTTTGAAGAAAAGGAATTCGGACAAATACGAACGGCTGTATTAGATGGTGAGCCAATGTTCTGTCTGGCTGATGTATGCAGGGCATTAGAAATAGTGAATGTAGGGAATGTAAGACAGAGGTTATCTGTAAAGGGTATCCATACTGCGGATACCCCTACAAATGGCGGAATACAGAAAATGACATTTATCAGCGAAGCCAACCTTTACAAGACAATTTTTCAGAGTAGAAAAGAAAGTGCTGAAAGATTTACAGAATGGGTTACATCAGAAGTTCTCCCCTCTATTCGTAAGAATGGCGGTTACATAGCAGGACAGGAAACAATGTCTGATGATGAATTGCTTGCTAAAGCGTTGCAGGTGGCACAGAACAAAATAGCTGAAAGAGACAGAGTCATTGAACAGAAGCAGGCAAGAATCGAAAAAATGAAGCCAAAAGAAATATTTGCTGATGCGGTAGCAACAAGCACAACATCAATATTGATTGGTGATTTAGCCAAACTGATTAAGCAGAATGGTGTTGATATGGGGCAGAAGAGATTGTTTTTGTGGTTGCGTGAAAATGGGTACTTAATAAAACGTAATGGTTCAGATTACAATATGCCAACGCAGAAGAGCATGGAAATGAACCTGTTTGAGGTTAAAGAAAGCACGGTAAATAATCCAGACGGCTCGGTCCGTATAAACAGAACGACCAAAGTAACCGGTAAAGGGCAGCAGTATTTTATAAATAAGTTTTTGGCATAAGTTTGCCACAGAGTAAAAAGCGGTACCTATTAATTCAAAGTCAAATATATATCACAAAATTGACGGCATACCCGGAGGCTTCGGCTTCCGGGGGAAAGGAGAAGAATGGAAACTAAGTATAGAACAGATGAAATGGCAGAAGTACATAGCTGGAGCAGTGAAAGACAGGCGAAAAGAGATAATAAAATATATATAAGCGGAGCGATAACAGGCATAAACAATTATATGGAACGCTTCAACATGGCAGAGGAGCAATTAAAATCACAAGGATTCAGTGTTATTAATCCGGCAAGGGTAAATGCAGCACTTCCGGAAGATACGACAACGTATGAGGAATATATGAAGATGTCTATGACAATGCTGGAAATGTGCAATTATATTTATATGCTTAAAGGCTGGGAGAAATCCCCGGGAGCGAATAGGGAATATGGTTATGCTCTTGCAAGTGACATGGCGATTATAAGGGGCGAATAAGATGAGACTGATTGATGCGGATAAAATTATAAATATATTGAAAGATAGGGCAACAAACGAAGCAGTTTGCGGATATATGACAGCTTACGATGTTACCAAAAGTATCATAGGTGAAATTGATGAACAACCAGTCGCCTACGATGTAGATAAGGCTATAAAGCAGCTGGAAGATATGGAATCTCTTTATCAACGACTTCGAGAGCTTAAAGATAAAGACTATTTAAAGTATGGTTATAAAATAGAGACACTTATAGATGCAATTAAGATAGTAAAGGCAGGTGAGAAGGTATAACATGGCAGAGAAAAAAGACTGTATATTTAACAGTGCATAGACAGGGAGGATTAAATGGAGATAAATATAAAAAAAGCACTTGAATCACTTAAAAGCCTGAGAGTAGAAAAAGAAGAGAATGAAAAAAGAATTAAATATCTAAGGCAGAGAAAAGAAAAGCTTGAGGCAGCAGGTGGGAGCGAAGTTGCTGATACAGTGAAAGGAAATGATGGTAAACATTCCATTCTCATACGTGGGACCGCGTGGCCAGAATATGATCATGTGATAAAAATACTTACGCAGAGAGAGGCAAATCTTTCAAATTTGAATGTTAAGATTGAAGAGCAGATAAAAGAGACGGAAGAAATTATAAACATGCTTACAGACAGCACAATAAGAAGAATGTTGACATATAAATACATAGATAGATTAACATGGCAGCAGACGGCATTAAGGATGGGGAGAAGATACACAGCAGATAGTTGTCGTAAAGCTGTTGAAAGATTTTTGAAATAAATAAATGTTTGTCCGTTTTGTCCGCAAAACCTGTGTTATATTTATGATGAGCAGAAAAGAAAAGCTGCTTATCCCCCTGACGAACGAGCTTCGGCATATTGCCGGGGCTCTTTTTGTATGCAAAGGAATTAGTAAGATGAGCAAAATTGTAAGACCGGACAGAGATGGCACACACAGAGGTGCATTTGAGAAGAATAGAAAAAGAATATTTGCAACTCAGACAGTTTGTGGAATCTGTGGCAAGCCTGTAGATTTCAGATTGAAATATCCGCATCCGCTATCTGCTTCGATAGACCATATTATCCCGATAGCAAGAGGCGGGCATCCATCTGACATTGATAACCTTCAGCTTGCACATTGGACTTGCAATAGACAGAAGTCAGATAAGCTAATAGCATCAAGGGGAACAGCGAAGAGTAACGAAACAGAGGTTTTAAGCAATAGAATACTGCCACAGTCGCAGGATTGGGCGAATTACCGAGGATAGGGGGATACCCCCCTCCCCATATGTTTTTTTGAGGTTCACGCCGTCACTGTGAAAATTTTATCGTGAAAATTGAAGGAGGCTTATTTGAGTGTATGGGAAAGCGTATTTAAAGAATAAATTAAGTTGTAGACAGGGGCGTGTAAGCACACGATACCAATATTATAGCATGAAAAATCATGTGAATAACATCTCACAGACGTTGCCGCAACAATTCAGGTGGCTTAGACATTCGCTCGGGTGGTGTGCAAAGACAGTTGACAGTGTCGCAGACAGGCTGATATTCAGAGGCTTTAAGAATGATAATTTTGATATGCAGCAGATATTTAACATGAATAATCCTGATATATTTTTTGATTCAGCAATTATATCCGCTCTTATATCGTCGTGCTGTTTTATATACATCTCTCCAGGAGAGAATGGTTTTCCGAGGCTGCAGGTGATTGACGGATATAATGCGACTGGGATTATAGACCCGATAACGGGATTGTTGACGGAAGGATATGCGGTTATATCAAGGGATGAATATGGAAATCCTGATATAGAGGCATATTTTACGGCAGATTCAACAATTTATTCATATAAAGGACAAACTGATGTTGTTGTGGAAAATAAAGCACCATATCCGTTATTAGTGCCTATTATTTATAAACCGGATGCTAAAAGACCATTCGGAAGGTCAAGAATAACAAGGGCAGAGATGTCAATAATGCAGTCTGCGTTGAGGACTTTAAGACGTGCAGAAATTTCAGGCGAGTTTTATTCATATCCGCAAAGATACCTTTTGGGTTTGAGCGATGATGTTGAAGTTGATGATAAATGGCAGGCTGTAATGACGGCAATGCTTACAATAACAAGAGATGCGGATGGAAACATTCCAACAGTCGGTCAGTTCCCACAGCAGAGCATGACGCCTTATGTTGAACAGTTAAGAATGTTAGCCGCTCTGTTTGCTGGCGAGTCTGGGCTTACAATGGAAGATTTAGGTTTTGTATCTGATAATCCGTCAAGTTCGGAAGCAATAAAAGCAAGCCATGAAAATTTAAGACTTGCAGCTAAAAAGGCTCAAAGGACTTTCGGGTCGGGATTTTTAAACGTCGGTTATCTTGCGGCGTGTGTAAGGGATGAATATAGTTATAAACGACAGCAGGTATATCTTACAAAACCATGCTGGGAGCCTATATTTGAGCCTGATGCGGCTACGTTAAGTTCAATCGGAGACGGTGCGATTAAAGTTAATCAGGCGGTGCCGGGGTATTTTACGGCAGATAATCTCAGGGATTTGACAGGAATAGAAAAAAGTGAGGGCAAATAATGAAAGATATATCGCCTGAGCTTTTAAGAGATATACAGGATACATATTCAAAACTTCTTGAGGAAAATACTGTAATTGCCGGAATAAAAAAGAAAATAGAATCAAAGAAAATAAATTACAATGACGCGTTTGAATATGCGTGCCAGTCGGGTGAAGCGTATGCGGCGGCATTTAAAAAAGTGCTTAATAGTGATGTGCTTCCAGACGGAAAGATGTACTGGAATATAGCACAGTCAGTCGTTAAGCCGACGCTTGAAGACATGTATGATAAGGTCGCAGACGTTGCACAGATAACGCAGAAGCAGTTAAATGAGGCGGCGAATATAGGAATTAAAGCCTTGCGTGTAACGAATAAAGAAGACAGGATTGAAGGTTTATTAAACAGGCTTGCAAGTGAGGAAACGTATGATGACATAAGCTGGATTCTTGACAGGCCTGTTGTGACAATGGCACAGAGTGTTATTGACGATTCGGTAAAAATTAATTCGGAATTTCAATATAAAGCCGGCATGAAGCCAAAGATAATCAGAACGGCAGCAGGAGGGTGCTGTAAATGGTGTACTGCGAGAGCGGGAATATTTATTTATCCCGATGTTCCAAAGGATATTTACAGACGTCATGAGAATTGCAACTGTACCGTTGTATATAATCCGGGAGAGGGGAAAAAATATCAAAATGTTTGGTTAAAAGAATGGAAAAATGCAGATGAAAAAGATATAATAGAGAACCGGAAAAAGGTCGAGGTAAAAGAATCACACAATCTGGTATTGAGGAAAGGAACAGACGTAACAATAGAGTACGAACGTCAAAAATTTCCGGGACAGGGGAAGATTATTTTGCAACAGGGATATAATGAATTAATACATGAAGATGAAATTAACTTTGCTCAGTTGCTTCATAATAAGCTGGGTGGCGATATAACGCTGTTAAATGAGGCTAACCTACAGGGGGTTAAAACGCCTGATTATATATGGAATGGTAAGTATTGGGATTTAAAAACAACATCAACAGTTAAATCCGCTAACAGTGCATTACGGCACGGCCTAAAACAAATTAAAAATAATCCCGGAGGAGTTATTCTCAATTATGAAAGTAATAATGTTAATCTTCAAGAGGTAATAGATGAAGTTGAAAATAGAATAAGACAATCTAAAAAGGATACATATAAAGTTGATGTAATGATTGTATTCAATCAAGAAATAGTTAAGATTATAAGATATTAAAAAAGGGCCCCCCCGCCTAGAGTGGCAAAGGTTCCCTCTAAATATATTATATACAATTTTATAAAAAATTCAACTGCTTAAATTAAAAATAATTAGTGTTGAAGTTGATTATCCAAGTAGAAGAGGAGAAATGATATGACTGCCGAAAAAAGAAAAGGTCGGCAGACTCCTACAGAATCGGTTGTATTACCATATACACAGACGCATGGGGCAGATGCTGTTGAGCTATATAACAAGTCGGGCAGGACGGCACAGGAGTGGCAGGAACTGTTACAATATGACATATTAGCTGTTAATGATGAAGGACTGTGGGTTCATACAAAGGTCGGTTATTCCGTTCCGCGACGTAACGGAAAAAATGAAATTATAGCAATGCGTGAAATGTGGGGTCTGCAAAACAACGAAAAAATATTGCATACCGCACATAGGACGACGACATCACATGCGGCATGGGAAAGATTATGTAATCTGCTTGATAAAGCGAAGATTGAATATAAGTCAATCAAGGCAACGGGCAGGGAATGCATATATATTAAAAAAAGCGATGCAAGGGTCGAATTCCGTACAAGGTCATCAAAAGGTGGTCTTGGTGAGGGGTTCGACCTTTTAGTTATTGACGAGGCACAGGAATATACAGACGATCAGGAAAGTGCACTAAAATATGTTGTATCAGACAGCAGAAACCCACAGACAATCATGTGCGGAACTCCACCGACGGCCGTATCATCAGGAACTGTATTTACAAAGTACAGGAATACAACGCTTGCTGGTGGAACAGCTAACGGAATGTGGGCTGAATGGTCCGTTGAAAATGAATCAGATGTATATGATAAAGAACTCTGGTACAGGACTAATCCGTCACTTGGCACGATTCTGACAGAACGTGCCATATTAGATGAGATAACCACTGATTTGGTTGATTTCAATATACAGCGACTGGGATTGTGGATTAAATATAATCAGAAATCCGCAATAAGCAAGGCGGAGTGGGAGACACTTAAAACCTCAAAGCTGCCTGAACTTAAAGGGAAGCTGTTTGTTGGGATAAAATACGGAAGAGACGGCACTAATGTAGCAATGTCAGTTGCCGTTAAAACTAAGGCAGCAGATAAAATATTTGTAGAATGTATAGACTGTCGAGAAATCAGAGCAGGCAACGCATGGATCCTTGATTTTTTATCAAGGGCAGATGTCCAGAAGATAGTAGTTGATGGTGCGAATGGTCAGCAGCTTCTTGCGGAAGAAATGAAAGAGGAAAAACTGAAAAAACCGGTGCTTCCTACCGTAAAAGAAATCATAACGGCAAATGCGGCATTTGAGCAGGCGATTGCACAAGGCCAGATTATACACATGAATCAGCCGTCACTTGCACAGGCTGTCGGAAATTGTGAGAAAAGGGCCATTGGGACGAATGGCGGATTTGGATATAAATCACAGATTGATAAGATTGATATATCGCTGCTTGACAGCGTTATATACGCCTATTGGGCATGCAGCAGTTATAAAGAAAAAAAGAAGCAGAAAGTAGGCTATTAAAGACATCCGAAAGGGTGTCTTTTTTAGATATATTAAAGACCGCATAGCGGGGAAAGGAGTAACATGGCTGATTTTAAGGCAATAGAAACACAGGAGGAGCTTAATTCAATAATTGAGCAGAAATTAAAGGAAGAAAGGGAAAGAATCCAGACGCAGTACAACGGATATTTGTCACCGGATGATGTCCAAAAGGCAAAAGACGGATATGAGGCAAAGATTGAAAATCTTAACAGACAGCTTCAGACGGAAGCAGGTAAAAACTCTGACATGAACAAAACACTGCTTGAAAAAGATGCAGAGATAAAAAAATATCACACAGCATCCTTAAAAAGCAAAATTGCAAATGAGATAGGGCTTTCCTACGGAGCAGTTGATTTTCTCAAAGGTGAAGATGAAGACAGCATCAGGGAAAGTGCGACATCATTAAAGGGCTTAATGGGTAGCGGATTTGTGCCACCGCTTGCAAATAATGAGGATAAGACGAATTCGCAGGAAGCAGCGTTAATAAACACATTAAAAGAATTAAACGGTAAAGGAGAATAAGAAATATGCCAACAACAGCAACAAGAGGAAGTTTATTTGCACCGGAAACAGTTAAAGACCTTTTTAATAAGGTATCAGGCAGGTCATCGCTTGCCAAATTATCAAAGAGTACACCGATTCCATTCAACGGAACAGGAATGTTTATATTTACAATGGACGACGAGGTTAATATTGTCGCAGAAAACACAAAGAAAGACGGAGCATCAATAGGTCTTGAGCCGGTTAAGATTATACCTTTAAAGGTTGAATATGGTGCAAGAATTACAGACGAATTTCTTTATGCAAGCGAGGAAAAACAGCTTGATATTTTAAAAGCATTTAATGAGGGATATGCAAAAAAAGTGGCGAGAGCACTTGATTTAATGGCTATGCACGGAATCAATCCACGAACAAAGGAAGCATCAGCATTAATCGGTACAAATTCCTTTGATACAAATACAACGGTCGCAAAAATAACATATGATGAAACAAAAATCGAAGAAAACATCGAATCAGCGATAGCAGCAGTCAGTGAAGAATATGACGTTACCGGCATGGCAATGTCTAAAGTGTTCAGTTCAACACTTGCTTCACTTAAAGTTAATGGAGTAAAGCAGTATCCTGAACTTGCGTGGGGTGCAAATCCGGGTAGCGTGAACGGACTGCCTGTTGATGTAAACAGCACAGTATCATTTAATTCATCTGCGGATAAAGCAATTATTGGAGATTTTGAAAATGCTTTCAAATGGGGATATGCGAAAGAAATTCCTCTTGAAATTATTAAATACGGTGACCCGGACCAGTCTGGCAAGGATTTGAAAGCGTATAACCAGGTATATTTAAGATGTGAGACATACATTGGCTGGGGCATCTTAGATCCTTCCGCTTTTGTTCGTATTGCAGCAGGGAAGTAAATATGAAGTATATAAATAAAGTAACCGGGGCGGTTATAGATATACCATGTGTTCTTTCAGGAGGTGACTGGCAGGCTGCAGAGCCTGCCGCATCTTCTAAGAAGAAAAAGACAAAAGTTGCACCGGTGCAACAGGAAGGCGGCACTGATGAAAGAATTTGCGACAGTTGACGATGTGGAAAAACTCTGGAGAGCTCTGACAGATTCCGAAAAAAAGCGGGCTGTGGAATTACTTCCGGTCATTTCAGACAATCTGCGACACGAGGCTTTAAAAGTAAAAAAAGACCTTGATAAAATGTCAGCAGAATCAGAGGTTTATCAGAATGTTGTCAAATCCGTCACTGTTGACATATTAGGCAGGATGTTACTTGCAAATACAAGCAGTGAACCAATGTCACAGATGACGCAGTCGGCTCTTGGATATTCGGTTACAGGAACGTATCTCATTCCGGGCGGTGGTTTATTCATAAAAAATTCGGAACTTGCAAGGCTTGGATTAAAGAGGCAGAGGATTGGAGCGATTAATCTAAATGGCAATGATACAGGGAATTCCAGTGATTCTATATGAAAAAGAAAAGACCGGAAAAGATGCATTTAACTGTCCGGTATATAAAGAAAAAAAGAGTGAGGTTTTAAATGTTCTTGTTGCACCGTCATCAAGTGATGATTTGTCAACGGCTGAAAATCTTTTTGGTAAAAAGGCAGTTTACACGCTGGCAATTCCCAAAGGCGATACGCATAAATGGGAAGATTCAGTAGTTGAATTTTTCGGGCATAAATGGAAAACTTTCGGTTTTCCGATAGAGGGTATTGAAAGCAATATACCGCTTGACTGGAATAAAAAGGTTATGGTGGAACGATATGGGTAAGGTAGAAATAAAGTTAAACAGTGAAGGTGTCAGAAGCCTGCTTCGTTCAGATGAAATCTGTGAAATGTGTGAAAACTATGCAGAACAGCTTGCAAAAGCGGCAGATGGAAAATATACGACAGATGCAATAGTAGGCAAAAACAGAGGTCAGGCAAGAGTTGAAACGGCTGATTATCAGACATACCGTAAAAATAGTTCGGATAACCTTCTTTTAAAGGCAATCAGTAAAGTGAGGGGTGACACATGATTGAAGAAAAAATATTAAGCTATCTGCAATGTATGCTTGATGTTGAAGCAGGCATGCAGCAGCCTGATGAGGAGACTGGAAAATATATAATTATTGAAAAAACAGGCAGCAGTACACAGGATTTTATAACTACGGCTTCAATAGTGATTAAATCATATGCAGACAGTAAATATGAGGTGGCACAGCTTAATGAAAAAATCAAGGATGTAATGTTGTATCAGTTCATTGAAAATGATGACATAAGTTCAGTGAAGCTTGTGACAGATTATCCTTATCCTGATACGGCAATAAAAAAAGAGCGGTACCAGGCATTATTTGAAATAGTATATTAACGGAGGATATTAATATGTTTAAAAAGGCAAATACAGAGAATGTAACAACCGGCAAGCCAAAAGTCGGCGGTGCGATATTCAGAGCACCACTTGGCACAGCATTGCCTACGGATGCTGTAACGGAACTTGATGAAGCATTTGAAAGTTTAGGCTATATCAGCGAGGATGGTCTTGTTAATTCTAATTCTCCATCAACAGAAAGCATAAAAGCATGGGGTGGAGATACTGTAATTACTCCACAGACTGAAAAGCCGGATACATTCAAATTTAAGCTTATAGAAGCTTTGAATGTGTCAGTATTAAAGACTGTTTATGGAGAAGATAATGTTACAGGAGATTTAACAACTGGAGTTACAATCAAAGCAAATAGTGATGAAATGCAGTCATATTCATGGGTCGTTGAAATGATATTAAAAGGCGGCATACTTAAAAGAGTGGTGATACCAAGTGCATCTGTAACAACTGTAGGAGATATATCTTATAAGGACAATGAGGCGGTTGGATATGAGACCACAATAACAGCTGTTCCTGATGAAGATGGACAGACACACTATGAGTATTTAAAGCAGAAAGGTAAAGAATAATGATAACAGGAATGACAAAAGCCGGATTTAAGTTTGAACTTGATGAATCGGCACTTGATAACTGGGAACTTATTGAGAGCCTGCAAAATGTTGATAAGGGACACAGTGGATATATTGTTGACAGTGCCAAATTACTGCTTGGGAAAAAGCAGTATGAGGATTTAAAAACATTTTTAAAAGAAAAAAATGGAACGATTAAAGCAACAACGATGTATGAGGAAATAAGCAGTATTTTTGAGGTTACTAAACTAAAAAACTCTTAATCCTCGCCGGCATGATTAATCTTGATGAATCAGCATTAATCTGTGATTTGGCTGAAACATATCATATATTAAATTATAAAGAGCTGTCTCCGCTGGAGGCGGCTCTTTTTTCTGCCGGATTGAGGGAAAACAGCAGAATAAAAATGAAATTAAACGGACTGCCGTGTCAATATGAAACATTGCTTATGGCATCAATGTATGATCAGCTCGCATTACAGACGTGGATGGAAACAAAAGATGCACAGACAGGAACAAACAGACCCGCTTCGCTGGTTAAAAAACTGCTGGGTGACGATGCGGTAAATGATATAAATGCATATTCTTCAGCGGAAGAATTTGAAGATGCTAGAAAACGGCTATTAGGAGAGTGATAAAGTGGCAGCAGTAGAACTGGCAAAAGCATATGTACAGATTATTCCATCGACAAAAGGAATAAAAGAGAAGATAAAAGAAGAACTCGGGGATGATGTGGCGGGTGCAGGGGATTCAGCCGGAAAAACCGCAGGGGAATCATTTGGCAAAAGCCTGTGTTCAAAGATAAAAAACATAATTATAGCTGCAGGTATCGGTGAAACGCTGAAAAAAACAATAGAAGAGGGCGCACATCTTGAACAGTCAATCGGCGGTATTGAGACATTGTTTGGTGCAGGGGGTGCAAAAAGTGTTGAAGAATATGCAAAAAGTGTTGGTAAATCAGTTGATGAGATTACTGATAAATACAGCAATTTAAAAGAAGCACAGGATACAATGCTGAAAAATGCGTCAATAGCATATAAAACGGCAGGATTATCTGCAAGTGATTATATGGATACTGTAACAGGGTTTGCTGCATCATTGAAGCAGTCAACCGGTGACGATATGGAACAGCTTACAACAGTTGCGAATCAGGCTGTTATTGATATGGCTGATAATGCTAACAAAATGGGCACGAATATGCAGGATATACAGAACGCATATCAGGGGTTTGCAAAACAGAATTATACAATGCTTGATAATCTGAAGCTCGGTTATGGCGGCACAAAAACAGAAATGGAAAGACTGTTAAAAGATGCTACTGCAATATCGGGAGTTGAATATAATCTTGATAACCTTGCTGATGTATATAGTGCTATACATGTCATACAGAATGAACTGGGGATAACAGGAACGACAAGCAAGGAAGCAGCATCAACGCTTTCGGGCTCACTGGCTTCGATGAAGGCAGCAGCAACAAATGTTCTTGCCAATCTTGCACTCGGTGAAGATATAAGACCTTCGCTTAATGGTCTTCTTGATTCAGTCGGTACATTTCTTAATAACAACCTTATTCCTATGGCTGGAAATATAATACAGGGACTTCCTGAAGTGATAAATGGATTAATTTCCATGCTGATAGGAGAGTTAAACATTGCATCGAAAAATTCAGAGGAATTTGTACAGTTTGCAATTGATATAATAAGTGATATTGCAATGGGACTGATACAGGGGCTTCCGTATTTATTAGAAGGAGCATGGAATCTTATAACGTCGCTTCTTACGACACTTATAGAATATGACTGGCTGGGATTCGCCAATAACGTCATAAGTGAAATAAGCAACAACATGTCGATTGCATCAGGTGAAATATTCGGTTCGGATGACGGAAATATCATAGTGGTATTTTTGCAGACTATTACAGACAGGCTTCCTGATGTGCTGAATAAGGGCGTCGAGATATTAAGCACAATAGTTAATGGTATATTGGAAAAACTGCCGTATTTATTGGAAGGTGCCGGCCAGATTATAGGGACACTTATTAATTTTATAACAGATAATCTTCCGACAGTTTTAAATGCCGGGGCTGACCTACTTCTTAATATAGTAAGCGGAATCATACAGAACCTTCCGCAGATTGCAGAATCAGGAATAAAATTGGTATTGTCACTTCTTGCTTCACTTGTGGAAGCACTCCCGAAAATAATTAGTGTGGGAGCAGAAATGACTACAAAGCTGGCGTTTGGGTTTGTTGGAGCATTTCCACAGCTTGTTGGTAAGATTCCGGAGCTGGTGGGAGATATAATTAATTGTTTTACATCATTCGACTGGGGAGAGTTAGGCCGCAATATAATTGATGGAATAAAAGAAGGAATTCTAGGTATGGCTGGAACTCTGGTACAATCAGCAAGGGACGTTGCAGGCAAGGCTTTGGACGGAATGAAGAGCTTTCTTGGAATACATTCACCGTCAAAGGTATTTGAAAACCAGGTCGGAAAAATGATAGACCTGGGTGTTGCAGGCGGCGTTGATAATAATGCAAATGTTGTTGAAGCGGCAATGCAGGATTTAAGCAACACGGCGGTAACAGCATATGATACGGAGATAGGTTTCACAGGAACGGTAAGAAGCCAGTCAAAAGATACTGATACAAGAATAATTGAGCTTTTAAATGAATATCTGCCACAGCTTATAAAAAGGCAGATTGTAATGGACACAGGCGAGGTTGTCGGAGCACTGGCACAGCCTATTAATGAAGAACTTGGAAAAATAGCACTAAGAGGAGGCTTGGCGTGAGATTTGGCAGGGAGTTTGGCGTTACAATAGATAAATATCATTCATATAAAGACTGGGGGCTGATATTAACGGATTATACAATATCGCCACCAAAAGCAAAAACAACATATGTAAGCGTGCCGGGAAGAAACGGCACGCTTGATTACAGTGAAGCTGTATCAGATGAAATAAAATATGAAGACAGGAATATAAAAATTGTATTCCATGTTCCACAAAAACAGGCAGACTGGAGATATATAATTTCAAAAATACAGAATGAAATACAGGGCAGGAAAGTAAAGATTATATTTGATGATGACATTGCATTTTACTATTATGGACGGATAGAGGTAGATACATTTACAAATTCGGGCAAAATAGCGACAATCAACATCACAGCGGTAACAGATCCATTCAAATATAATATTACAACAAGTGCAGAAGACTGGCTGTGGGACCCGTTTGACTTTGAGCAGAGCATCATAAACGAAACTTCAGGACTTGTTGTTACAGGTAGTCTTGAAGTTTCGCTTGAATGTCAGGGAGCGGTAAAAAATCCTATTATAATCTCTGACAGTAACATGACAGTGAACTATAAAGGAAATAAATATGTGATAAAAACAGGTTCGCAGGTAATGTATGAAATTGTACTCCAAAAAGGTACAAATGAGCTGATTTTTGAGGGAAACGGAACTGTAAGCATAAATTATATTGGAGGGAGTTTATAATGTATAGAATTTACGCTGACAAGGAGCTTTTTTCAGATTCAAGAATCGATGAACTTATGTTAATAAATCCGGTTGTCACGCTTGAAGCAAATAATCCGGGAAGTTTTACTTTTACCATTCCCGCAGAGCATCCTAAAAAGGATTTAATAAAGAGAAGAAAGTCAATTATAAGTGTTTTCCGTGATGAGGAAAGCACTCCGGTTTTTCAGGGCTTCTGTGTTGAAGAAACGACGGATTTTAACAGACAGCGAAAGGTAAAATGTGAGGGAGAATTAAGCTACCTTAACGATTCGGTTCAAAGACAGGCGAAGTATCAGGGCGTTACAGTGCGGGAACTGTTTACGGAATATATAAAAAATCACAACAGTCAGGTTGATGATTATAAAAAATTTGAAATTGGAGAAGTAACGGTAACAGACCACAATGATTATATTTATTGTTTTACAAATATGCAGTCCACCATGACGGAAATTAAGGAAGACTTAGTTGACGATTATGGTGGATTTGTTCGTGTAAGGTATGATAACGGTAAAAAGTGTATTGATTATATTAAAGATTCTCCGAGAATAAGCCCTCAGACGATAGAACTTGGTAAAAATCTTATTGATTTTACGTCAAACATAGACTGTTCGGATATTGCAACAGTTGTAATTCCACTTGGAGCAAAGCTGGATACGCAGGAAGTAGAGGGTCTTGATGCCCGACTTACGGTTAAAAGTGTAAATGATGATAAGGATTATATAGAAAATACAATAGCTGTAGGTAACTATGGACGTATTGTGAAAGTCGTAAAATGGGATGATGTAATAACTCCGTCCGCATTAAAAACAAAGTGTGAAAAATATATAAAAGATTATCAGTTTGATAATGTTGTAGTACAGGCCAAAGCTGTCGACTTTGGATATTTCAGTAATAAGGTTGAAAAATTTCAGATGCTTGACAGTGTCCGCATTGTATCAGAAAAGCATGGAATGGACAGGTACTTTATGCTTACAAAGATGAAGCTGAATCTAAACAATCCTGAAAATGATGTATTCACATTCGGGAAGACCATAAAGGTATCTTTAACAGTATCTGCAAATTCATCTATTGGCATGATGCAGAAAGAGTTTATGACATTGCCGCAGGATATTTTAAATAAAACAAGCAGCATGCTTGAGACAAAAGTGGGGAAAGATGAGAACGACACAATAATCAGCATGATAAACGCTGCGGCTGAAATTATAAAACTTACATCAAACAGATTTTCAGTAAAAAGCGATAATCTTGAGATAACAGAAGAGGGCAAAGTAAAGTGTAAAGACCTTGTTATCACAGGCGGGAAAATGGACGTATCAACTGATGTTACAATTTATCAGAAAGATTATACAGAAGATGATGTTGAAATATTAAAACAGATTCTTTTAGGCGGGATAACCCCGACTGATGAACAGATTGATAAATATGATCTTGATGGCGACGGATTTCTTACACTGATAGATATTGCACAGATGACAGGCCTTATTAAAGGAGTAGGGGTTACTGATGGAAAAAAGACATATACAAATAATCTGAAAATAGACCCTTCAAGCAGAAGTGCAATTATACAGACTAAAGATGTCAGGGTCGGACGAAAAGGTTTGTCAGCTAAGACAATAGGGACAAACGATTTATATATAAATAACGGCATACATGTCAAGTCAGACGCTAACGATTCAGAATCGGCAGATGGCGGCTATTTAGAAACGCTTGGAGATGGAACATATACGATTGACGAAATAAAAACAATAACTATTAAAAAGGGAATTGTGATAGATGTTAAGCGTAAAAGCAGCTAAGGAGAAGATTATGGCAGAATCTAAAAATATAAAGGAACTGCTTAAAATGATGCTTGAGGCACGATATGGCAAAGATGTCAGGAGTGCTATACATGACAGCATTGAGCAGTGTGTTGATTATACTGAAGACAGTTTAAATTATGTGTCTAATTTTAGGGATGAATATTACCCGAAAGTCATGGAGGCGGTAAAAAATTCGTCTGATAATGCAGAAAAAACGGCAGCAGATGTTAAACAGGTAAAAACATATGCTGATAAGGCATCATCTTCAGCCGCTTCTGCTTCAACGTCTGCTTCATCCGCTTCACAGAGTGCTACAGCGGCAGCAGACAGTGCAGACGATGCAGAATCATATGCAGCATCATGGAAAGGTTCACTATTGCCGCAGGGAGTTGTAGCTTTTAGCGAACTTCCAACATCCGGGCTTGTCGCCGGACATCTGTATGCTGTAAAAGATAAATTCATATCCGACAGCAGATTTGAAGAGGGAGCAGGGCATCCGTATCCACAGGGAACATGTGTTTATTGGACAAAAGATAATAAGTGGAAGGTTTTGTCGGGAGTTTTAAGCCTTGAACTTACAAAGGCAGAATATGATGCACTTACAGACGCACAGAAGAAAAACGGAACAATCTATTATGTAAAAGATGCAGACAATTTTATAGAAGCAGATGAAATAAACGGACTTGCAGTCGTTGCGACAAGCGGAAATTATAACGACTTAAAAAATAAGCCTTCTTCACTGCCTGCGTCTGATGTGTCAGACTGGGCGAAAGCAAAAACAAAGCCGTCATATACAGCCGGAGAAGTTGGACTTGGCAATGTCGGAAATTTCAAGGCGGTATCAACTGTGGCGAATCAGGGCTTGTCTGATTCAGAAAAAAGTAACGCCCGGGCGAATATAGGTGCACAGGCGGCAGGAAGTTACGCCGCATCAACACACACGCATGACGACAGATATTACACTGAATCAGAGACAGATACAAAGTTAAAAGAAAAGTTAAGTGCAATATTGAAAGGGTCTGCAAATGGTTTGGCTGAACTTGATTCCACAGGCAAAGTCCCGGCTTCACAGCTTCCGTCATTCGTTGATGATGTAATTGAGGGTTATATTTATAATGGAAAGCTATATAAGGAATCGGGACATACAACAGAAATAAGCGGCGAATCGGGTAAGATATACGTTGATTTAAGCACGGAAAAGACTTACAGGTGGTCGGGAAGCACTTTCGTTGTAATATCTGATACTCTTGCACTGGGGGAAACGTCAACGACAGCCTACAGGGGAGACAGAGGAAAGACAGCATATGAACATTCACAGTCGGCTCATGCACGTACAGATGCAACAAATACAGAAGCATCTGCGACAAACGGAAATCTAAAGATAAACGGAAATGAAACGCAGGTTTACAGACACCCGGCTGGCACCAATCCACACGGAACGACAAAGTCAGATGTAGGTCTTGATAAGGTCGGAAACTTCAAGGCAGTGTCAACTGTTTCCGGTCAGGGATTGTCTGATACAGAAAAATCAAATGCCAGAGCAAATATAGGTGCACAGGCGGCTGGAACATATCTGACAGAACATCAGGATATAAGCGGAAAGCTTGACAATACAGCAACAGGTGCGGATTCGCTTCTTTCAAAGATAACAGCAAGCTGGACAGCAGCACCGACAGACGATACGTATTTTATACGACAGGATACCGGTGGCAAAAATGAATTTGGTAGGGTTAAATTTTCGACTTTGATGACTTACATAAAATCAAAGCTATCAAAAGTTGCCGCAAGTGGTTCATATAACGATTTGAGTAATAAACCGACTATTCCATCTGTTGGAAATGGAACAGTGACTATTAAGCAAGCCGGAACGGTTAAGGGGACATTTACAACGAACCAAAGTGGCAACACGACGGTGGAGCTTTCTGACAGTAATACTAATACTTGGCGTGGGATTCAGAATAATTTAACATCGGATTCAACATCAGATTCTTTATCAGCCGCACAGGGTAAAGTGCTAAAGGGATTAGTTGACAGTAAGGTAACTGAATCACAAAATGTGGCAACCGACCTTAATAACATAAAGTCAACAGGAATACATCATATATCTGCAAGTACATCAAATAATCCTACCGGTACGCATGGAACTTTATTTGCAGAATTCAACGTAGGAACACCATATCAAATATGGCTTCCTGATAATTCAAACACTGCATATAAACGTAACTATACGACTTCGACATCATCGTGGGGAAAATGGACGCAGTTAAAATTTACAGATACAGTATATAGTGCTGCTACTCAGTCAGCAAACGGTCTTATGTCTCCGTCAGATAAAAAGAAGTTGGATGGCATAACAAGTGGAGCAAATGCAGTAATCAAAGTCATGTCAGCTACTGATTATAGTAAATTAACTGATGCACAGAAGAAAAATGGAACTATTTATCTAGTAAATTAATGAAAGGGAGAACGACATGGGAAAGATTTATTATAACGGCGTTGATTATTCAACACCGACATCTTCAGGTGTTGCAGGGGTGAAAGGAAGTGCGGAATCCACATACAGGACAGGCAATGTAAATATAACCCCGGAAAATATCGGGCTGGGTAATATAAACAATACGGCAGACAACGAAAAGGAAGTAAAATACGCCGAAAATGCAAACAATGCGGGATATGCGGACTGTCTTAATAATGTAGACGGCGGGCATGAGGTTGAGATAGGATATAAGAATCCGGTGACAGATTACACAAAAATTAACTTTTTTGCTGCATTTACATCAGATAGTGATGAAATAATAATAAGACCTGTAGATGATGCTCTTGTAAGAGAATATTTTTCAATGGTAACGACACAGGATATTATAAATGGCGTACTTACATTTGGCAACAGTGATAATTACGGGCTTAGGGCATATGCGGATAATTATGGCAGAATTGGGGACAGTTCAAAACAGTTTTATGAAGTATATGCAAATAAAATTTATGAAAATAAAACATTGTTATCAGACAAGTATGCTCCTAAAGCGGTTGAATTATATAATCCGATAAGCACTGCTTTTAATGCTCATATTACATTGAGTCAGAATGTCAGTAATTTTAAAACACTGGAGATATTTTATGTCGACAACGATGGCGTTGACAACAGTGTAAGAATAAGAGCGGCGGCTTCAGCATTTAAAATGAGTTCACATGCTTATATAAGCGGTACATGGTATGATAAGTTCACATATTATTCAGTTGCTGGAACAAAGCTGAACTTCAGTTCTTCATATCAGAAGAACCAAGGCGGTGTAGTTGAAAGCGGCAATTATCACAAGATTTATAGGGTAGTCGGATATAAATATTAACAAAAAATCAAGAGTGTTTTAGCCAGAGGTTAAGGCATTCTTTTTTTTATTGCAGAGGTAGGCTGCAATAATAATTATTTAATAAAATTTATAAAATGGCAGTATTTTTATAGTGTATTACATTATGCGTATCTTGCTAGATTTTTATTCATAAAAATTATAATAAAAAAGTATAAACTGACGAGAAATATAGAGAAATACAGCGGTTTACAAGCTTTTAATAAAGTGATAAGGTGAGCATACGATATATCGAAAAAATTAATAACCTCTGGACCTGTTAATTGTAAAAAATTACATTCTACTAGAGTGGAAATATGATGAAAATAGATTGATTTAAATATGAAACTGGTCAAAAATAAGAATGTCTTAAATAAAAGTACTTGACTTTTGCCCGACATAATATATAATACAATTATGCCCGACAAAAGTGAGGTGAGAAAAATGAGTCCTAGGACAGGCAGACCGACAAACAATCCAAGACCTAATAAATTAAGCATTCGAATAAGTGACGAGGATAAAAAGATATTAGAGAATTATTGTGAAAGGGAGAATGTAAATCGAACGGAAGCAATTAGTCGCGGAATTAAGAAGTTGGATAAAAAATAGAAACACCCGATACCCTACCAAGATAACCGAGTGTTTCGCAAACTGAGGAATATCCTCTATGAAATATTTTATCATAGAAAGATACTCCTTGTAAATATCATTTAAAAAGGAGAATTTTAGTATGAATCAGATTGAACAGACAATTACAAGTGTTGAAGTAGCAGGAATGGTTGGTAAGCAGCATAATGAATTATTAAAAGATATTCGTAGATATTCAGAACAATTAGGTGAGGGGAAAATTCCCCAGTCCGATTTCTTTACAGAGAGTACATATAAGAACAGCCAGAATAAGCTAATGCCTTGCTACAATGTTACAAAGAAAGGCTGTGAATTCATAGCACACAAGCTTACGGGTGCAAAGGGAACAGAATTTACAGCAAGATACATCAATCGTTTTCACGATATGGAAGAACATATAAACAACAGCAAGCCACGCACAGCACTTGAACAACTCCAGTTACAGAGTCAGGCAATTCTTGAAGTTAATGACAAGATTGACGAGGTTAAGCAGGAGCTGGAAGACTTCAAGCAGGATATGCCACTGATGAATATTGAATGTGACAGAATTACAACAGCAGTTCGTAAGGTTGGAACTCGTGCCTTAGGTGGTAAAGATAGTAATGCCTATCACGATAAGTCTTTGAGTGGTAGGGTATATACTGATATATACAGAGAGCTTAAAAGACAGTTTCAGGTTACTTCTTACAAATCAATCAAGCGTAGACAGTGCGATACAGCAATATCAATAATAGAGGGCTATCAGTTGCCTGTAGTTCTAAAAGAGCAGATACAAAACAGTAATGCACAGATGAATATGGAGGTATTGTAGTATGTCAGCTAGAATGGATTTTGAAGATGCACTTTATGAACTAGAACAGACAACGGCAACATTAGGATTTATACAGACAGCTTTTGCAGAGGGTGATTCACTTATAGGAGCTGGCGAGTCATCAGCGGCTATATATATGTTATATACAAAGCAGAACAATATAGTAAAAAGGCTTAAAGAAGTATTAAATAATATGAAATAGATAATTTAATATCGATATTAAGGACGTTCAGAAATGGACGTCCTTTTATATTATAAAAAATACAGGAGGTAATGCTATGTATAACGATTCATCATAGACGCGAAAGCGTCTTTTTTAATACAAAAATTTTAAAGTTGCACCGGTGCAACAGAAAGGATTTTAAGATGGAAAAAATAAAAGTATTAATTATTGCCGCATGGAGTATGATTATGAGCTGCTTAGGAATTCTTGCGATTCCTGTATTGCTCTTAGTTACGTGCAACGTCATTGACTACGGAACAGGGCTCGTAGCTTCAAAGTATCGAAATCAGGAGCTTGATTCTTATAAAGGAATAAGAGGAATTGCGAAAAAAATCTGCATGTGGCTTCTTGTTGCGGTTGGAGTTATCGTAGACAGTTTACTTGCATATGCTTCTACAAGCGTTGGTATAGTTCAGCCGTTTAACTTTTTAGTGGCGTGTATAGTGGCAATCTGGCTGATTTGCAATGAGATTATAAGCATCCTTGAAAATATAAACGATATAGGCGTGACGCTTCCACCATTTTTACAGCCTATTGTAAGGAATTTAAAAACACAGGTGGAGAAGAAAGCCGCAATAAATGAAAGTGAGGATAAATAA